TGTACTACCGTCTGTCTGACGTCTTCGATGCCGAGAAAAGCCGCGACAGGAAGTTCCGGCGAAAGGATCAGATGTAAGGAGTGTTATGGCTTACGGTCCTTACCTATGTGATAGACTTACAAGTGTAAGTCGAAATGGGACTGGTTCACGCTGCCCGGAAACGACGTCGTCCTAACAAGAAGGCCCGATCGAGCACAAACGCTCTCGGGCCTTCTGCCTTTGTCATAGCGGGTTGGTGTATCGGTAACACGCTGGTCTCATACGCCGGAGCGCCGAGTTCGACTCTCGGACCCGCCACCAATGGTCATTAGCTCAGCAGGCAGAGCAGCGCACTGTTAATGCGCACGTCGCTGGTTCGAGTCCAGCATGACCAGCCTTGGGCCTAACTGGTCTCGACGCCGACTAAGGCCGCATGCGGAAATTCGGCGGAGCAGGGTTCGACTCCCTGTAGGTCCACTCAACCGAATAGGGAGCGGTCAATGTCCAGGAGTCCTGGCCGAGCTGGCGGACGCTGGCGCAAGGTCAGAGCCCAGGTAATCGCCGAGTCGTACGTCTGCTATCTGTGCGGACAGGGACTCGACAAGGGCATTCGATACCCGCATCCGTACAGTGTCAGCGTTGACCACGTGATCCCGCTGTCACGAGGTGGAGATCCCCTTGACCCTTCTGGCCTGCGTGCTGTGCACAAGGTGTGTAACGAGAAGAAGGGCAGCCGAGTTAATCGGCCGGTGTCTAAGTCTTCCCGTCGTTGGTACTGACGGGGCTTGGAAAATCAGGGGATACAAAATCGGCGAGGGTAGAGCAGCACAGGGATACAACGGAGGGGAACTCAAGGGGAATCTCTCATGCCCCTGCACATGCCTTCCATCCCTGGTCTATGGCTACCGGAAATCGGCGACGGAAAATCGACGAAGACACAGAGCTACTCGTACTACCTACAGGGATAAAGAGGATAGGCACCCATGCCATCCCGTACCCATGTACCGCGTGTGTGCCCTGGTTACGTGTGCATGCACTGCCTAGCAGCCAAGACACAGTACATGTCCTGGTGAAGCACACAGATATTTATTTTTATTTATTTAATTCATAGTGCGTCTGCGCAGGTAGTCGGAGGACAAGGGGGGCCTATGTGCCTCGAATGTCCGATTCCATGGTGACCCGCCGCCCCATCGACTTTTTTCTCCCCGATCACACGGGGGGACTCACACATGACGCCTGAGCGGGAGATGAGCGATGGCACGAGCTGACCGGTTCGACGACGAAAATCACGGACCTCTTGAGTCGGTGGTGCGTCAGGATCTAGCGGAAATCGGCAGAGACGGAACGCTCAGCGACTCGTACGCAGAGATTTGCTTCAACCTCGCTCGCAGGCTCGATAACAACGCCGGTATGGCGTCAGCCGCTATCGCGAAGGAGCTCAGAGAGACGCTACAGGTGATTGAGGAGGCTGCTGGTGACGATGACAGCGCCGATTTCTTCGCCTCTCTCCGAGATGCTATGCCAACCTCGGTACGCAACGCCACGTAATTACTCGCGCGAGACTCTAGGCCCTTCAGTCGGAAAAATCGCTGAGGCTCTGGGAACTCCGCTCATGCCGTGGCAGCAGTACGTCGTTGATGTCGCGCTGGAGCTCGATCCTGAGACTGGTCTTCCGGTTTACGGCGAAGTCGTTCTCACGGTCCCTCGGCAGTCCGGTAAGACCACGCTCCTACTTGCTGCGATGGTTCATCGAGCCCTTCTCATGTATCGGCCTGGTCGTCCGCAGAATATTTTGTACGCGGCTCAGACTCGCCAGGACGCCCGTAAGAAGTGGGAAGACGACCACGTCAAGATCCTGGAGTCGCACAAGGAGTTCCGGAAGCAGTTCCGTGTTCGGCTGACCAACGGCAACGAGGCCATTCTCTGGAAAAACGGCTCGAAGCACGGCTTCGTGGCTAACACCGAGAAGGCTGGTCACGGCGAAACGCTCGACATGGGTGTGATCGACGAGGCGTTCGCTCACGAAGATGCTCGGTTGGAGCAGGCGTTCAAGCCCGCGACCTCGACCCGTGAAGACGCTCAGATCTGGATCTTGTCCACGGCTGGTAATGCTCGGTCTACGTACCTTCGGTCGAAGGTCGATACCGGACGTCAGAACGTCGCTGCCGGACTGGATCAGGACACCTGTTACTTCGAGTGGTCGGCTCCTCCTGAGTCGGATCCTGGAGACCCTGAGACCTGGCGCGCATGTATGCCGGCTCTTGGTCACACGATCAGCGAGAAGAAGATCGCTGGCTTCTATCAGTCGATGCCTCTGGCGGAGTTCCGCAGGGCCTACCTGAACCAGTGGCCGGACGACGCTCCTGACGAGTGGCTGGTCATCTCGGAATCGGCCTGGAAGGGCCTGGAGAACGGTCGCTCACAGATCGTCGGCCCTATCGCTATCGCGGTTGACGTCAACCAGGAGCGCTCATTCGGGACCATCGCGGTTGCCGGAAAGAACGCTGCTGGTAAGTACCACGTCGAGATAGCCGAGTATCAGCCTGGCACTGGCTGGATCGTGGACATCGTCAAGCGGATGAATCGGCTTAATAAGCCGGTGGCTGTCGTCCTCGACCCTGGAAGTCCTGCTGGATCACTCATTCCCGAGCTGGAAGCCGCTGGAATCACTGTCACGAAGATATCCGGCAGAGAAGCAGCACAAGCATGCGGTCAATTTGTAGACGCTGCCGTACCGGCCGAAGGCGAACCGACGCTGGTCCACATCGGCCAGGTCGAACTTGCGGCGGCTGTCGCTGGCGCTCATAAGAAGCAGCTACGCGACGTTTGGTACTGGTATCGCGGCGGTTACAGCGTCGATATCAGTCCTCTTGTCGCCAGCACGCATGCGCTGTGGGGCTTCATCGCCAAGGGCACCAAGAAAAAGGGCTCCAGGCCAAAGGTAGCCGTCGTTTACCACTAAGGACTTTCCCTCATGCCCAAGCTCTCTGGGCTTGCCTTGTCGCGCCTAGGAGTCGTGCTTGGCTGCCTCATTTTCGTCGCCGGAATCGGCCTGGCAATCAATGTCGGCTGGTCCCTCGTATTCACGGGCGTTCTGGTAGTCGCCGGATGCCTGCTCTTCATTGAAACTGACGTCTCGGAGGAGGCTCGTAAGTGAATCTCCTTCAGCGTGCGCTTCGAGGTCGCCGTGATGAGTCGCGTTACTCACTCACGGATTATCTGAACGAGAAGGTCAAGTACGGCGGTATCAACTATCCGTCGTACGGCTGGTCGTACTCCTCGAAGGTTGAGGATGTCGAGAACTCGTTCGTCGGCTACATAAACGGCGCGTACAAGGCTAACGGCGTTGTCTACGCAACGATCCTCGCTCGCCAGCTTCTCTTCTCCGAAGCCCGTTTCCAGTTCCAGCAGATTCGGAACGGTAAGCCAGGCGACCTGTTCGGTTCCCCCGAGCTGGCCATCCTGGAGAATCCGTGGCCGAACGGGACCACAGGCGAGCTCCTGGCGCGTATGGAGCAGGACGTCAGTCTCGCCGGCAACTCCTACACGGCTCGTGAAGGAAATCGGCTCCGCAGACTACGGCCTGACTGGGTCTCCATCATCCTGACGGCTCCTCCGGATGAGGCAGTTGCGTCGGACGTCGCCGGTTATCTGTACCGGCCTGGTGGCCTGGCATCGAAGGCTGAGCCCAAGTTCTACCTACCGAATGAAATCGCGCACTGGTCGCCGGTTCCTGATCCGGAGGCACAGTACCGAGGAATGTCCTGGCTGACTCCGGTCCTCCTGGAAATTCAGTCGGACAAGGCCGCGACCAAGCACAAGCAGAAGTTTTTTGATCACGCTGCTACGCCGAACATGGTCATCACCTTCAAGGAGACGGTGACCGAGGATCAGTTCGACGAAATCATGGAGCAGATCAATTCCGCTCATGGCGGCGTGTCGAACGCCTACAAAACCATGTACCTGGCCGGTGGCGCTGAAGTCCGTACGGTCGGCGCGAATTTCCAGCAGATGGACTTCAAAGCCGTTCAGGGTGCTGGCGAAACTCGCATCGCGGCTGCCGGTGGCGTTCCTCCGATCATCGTGGGTCTTTCCGAGGGTCTGTCCTCGGCTACCTACAGCAATTACGGAATGGCTCGCCGGAAGTTCGGCGATCACTGGGCTCGTCCGCAGTGGCGTTCAGCGTGTGCGGCTCTTTCCAGCATCATCACGGTCCCTCGCGGCTCACGGCTCTGGTTCGACGACAGGGACATTGCGTTCCTGCGCGAAGACCAGAAGGACGTTGCTGAGATTCAGTCGATGCAGGCCAATTCGATCGGCATGTTGACCCGAGAGGGATATACGGCCGAATCCGTCGTCGCTGCTGTGATGGCCAACGACTTCGGTCTCCTTAAGCACACCGGACTATTCAGCGTCCAGCTCCAGCCGCCCGGAACGGTAAATCCGCCGACGGCTCAAGAGTCCGGCCCTTCCACCGAATCCGATGAGGACGAGGAAGACAGTTAATGGAAACTCTCCGCGATCTCGACGTCGTTCGAGCGGTTCCGCCTTCCAGCGTTCTGCGTTCGGAAGGTGAGCCCGACAATTCCATGCCCACCATGACCGTTCGGTTCTCCCAGTTCGATACCTGGTACGAGATCGACAGTGCATGGGAAGGCAAGTTCCTTGAGCGAACCGTTCCTGGCGCGTTCAAGAAGACGATCTCCGAAAATCGGCAGAACGTGAAGGTCCTGTTCGATCACGGATATGACCCTTCAGTAGGTAACAAGGTCCTCGGCTCTATCAAGACGCTGAGCGAAGGTCCTGACGGCCCTGTAGGCGAAGTTCCGCTGTTCGACACCTCATACAACAGGGACTTGCTCCCTGGCCTTGAGGCCGGTGTCTACGGCTCCTCTTTCCGATTCCGCGTGATCCGCGATGAATGGAATGACGAGCCCGAGCGCTCCGACCACAACCCGGACGGAATTCCGGAGCGGACCATCAAGGAAGTCCGTCTCTTCGAGTTCGGTCCTGTCACTTTTCCGGCCAATCCTGATTCGACGGCCGGTGTTCGGTCCCAGACCGACATCTATTACGAGCATCTCCGCAGCAGGGAACCGCAGAAGGTTTCCGACCTGTACGAGCGTGCTCGCTCTCTTCGCACCCTGCCGTTCCTTGACGACAGCGCCGCGTCCATTCCGAACCTCGCGCCGGTTGATGCCACCCGAGGTCTTTCCGCAAGCGCACGAGAGCGGATTCTCGCGCTTCCGTTTCTGACTAAGGGAAACAACTAATGAATCTCACTGCACGTCTCACCGAGGTTGAGAACGAGCTCCGCAGCATTCACGAGGGTGCCAATGGCGAGGCTCTGACCGATGAGACTCAGGCCCGCTGGGATGAGCTCACTGACGAGCGCTCCAAGCTGAACGCCTCCATCCGCAAGGACGAGGAGCGTCGGGCTCTGGTTGCCGAGCTGGCTGCGAAGCCGGCGAACGTCCAGACCGGCGACGGCACTCGTAGTGCGCCCAACGTGATCGTGAAGAACGACCCGTTCGAGGCCCTGGAGAACCGCTCTGGTATGAGCGGCCAGGAGTACCGCAAGGCGCTCGTGGACGCCAACCTTCGGGCGGCTGAGCACAACATCGAGGGCAACGACAATCAGGTCCAGTTCGAGAAGCTGGTCAAGCGTCACGCCAGTGACACCGACTGGGCCAAGACCGTCCTTGCTCGCTCCCGTCCCGAGTACACCTCGGCCTGGAGCAAGATCATGCGTGGTCGTCCCGAGATGCTGACCAACGAGGAGCGCGCTGCGCTGGCTGTTGGCACCAACACTCAGGGTGGCTACCTGGTCCCGACTCACCTGGACCCGACGCTGATCCTGACCAACGACGGCTCGTCCAACGTCATGCGTGGCATCGCCCGCGTTGTGACGCTGACCAACGGTGCGAACGTCTGGCACGGTGTCAGCACCGCTGGAGTTACCGCTTCGTGGGATGGCGAGCTGACCGAGGTCTCGGATGACACTCCGAGTCTGGCCGGTCCGTCTGTTCCGGTCCACAGCGCCAAGTCTCTGGTCCAGGCGTCGATCGAGGCGTTCGAGGACATCGATGGCCTGGCGTCTGATGTCCTGATGATGTTCGCGGATGCCCGTGACCGTCTTGAGGGCGCTGCGCACATGACTGGCTCTGGCTCCGGCCAGCCGACCGGTATCTACACGGCTCTGGACGCCAACACCAACGTGGAGCTGTTCGCGACCACGGCGGCGGCCATCGGCGAGGTTGACCTGAGCGCGCTCTACAAGGCCGTTCCGGTCCGGTACCGGCGCAACTCGGCTTGGGTCATGAACCCGACCTACAACCTGGCCATCAAGCGCCTCGGCACTGCCGTCAGCTCCGCCTTCTCCGGCGACCTGCGGCTTTCGCCGACTGACGCGATCCTCGGTCGTCCGGTTGTGGAAAGCGACGATGCTCCGATGACTGCCAGCACGACCACCGTGGACAACACGATCGTGTTCGGTGACTTCAGCAACTACGTGATCGTGGACAAGCCTGGTTCGACCAGCGTGGAATTCATTCCGCACCTGTTCGGCACCACGAACAACCTGCCGACCGGCACCCGTGCCTGGTACATGCACTTCCGTACCGGCGCTGGCTCGGTCAACGACAAGGCGTTCCGTCTGCTCCAGGACAAGACCAGCGCCTAATGGAATTCGGCTCCGACGTGATGCTTAGCGCTGCGTCGGAGCCGGTTCAACTTGGAGGGTCGGTTTTCTGCGGGGATACCGACCCTCCTTACAATCCCCGCAATTCCCGCGTTTAGGAGTTTTCAATGAGTCGAGTTCGTGTTAGGCCTGCGTCTCAGGGTGGTCCCTGCGCGGTTCGTCATCCGGAACATGGTCAGTACATCGTGCCGAATCCCTCGGAGACCTACGATGGCAACGATCCTCTTGTCAGGGCGTATCCGTGGCTGTTCGTGTCGATCGCCGAGGATGAGGCTCCTGTAGAGCAGGCCACCAAGGCTCCTGGTGAGAAGCGCGCGTACACCAAGAGGAACCGTTGATCGAGGGCTCTGCCGTAATCGGCGTCATTGACAACGACTCCTGGTCGGCCTGCTTCGGCCTGTCGTTCACGGAGACGATGCTGTACGACCTCGGAGCCAGCCAGCGCCTTTACCGAAGTGATCGCCCGTTCATCAGAGTCACTGCGGGAACTATGGGCCTGGTAGCTGCTAGGAACGAGATCGTTCGAGGCTTTCTGGACAACACCGAGGCCGAATGGTTGGTCTTCATTGACACGGACATGGGCTTCTCGTCCGATTCGGTTGACCGTCTCATCGCCTCGGCGGATCCCGAAAATCGGCCAGTTGTGGGAGCACTCTGCTTCGCGCTCAAGAAGGAAGCAGGGAACGACTTCTACGCACAGTCAAATAGCCTCAAGCCGACGTTGTACCAGTATCACGAGCTGGAGAACGAGGTCGGATTCGCCTCGATCGAGGAGTACGAGCGAAATGCTCTGGTCGAGGTCTCGGGTACTGGCGCTGCTTGTCTCCTGATTCACCGGTCTGCCCTGGAGAAAATCCGCAAGAACATCGGTGATGTCTGGTTCGACCAGATCACGCATCCGACTGGCGACCACGGCAAGCCGAGGCAGTTCTCCGAGGACTTGTCCTTCTGCGTACGGCTGGCAGCCCTGGATATTCCGATCTACGTGGATACCTCGGTGAAGACGACGCATGAGAAGGGCGCTCTTTACCTGGACGAGCCCACCTATGACCGTTTCCGGTCGATGGTCAAGACTGCGTAACAAAAACGATCGTTCATGAGACGCCTGAGATATCGAGTCGTTTCCGCAGGTCGTGTGTGTAACAAAACCCGTGTACGTCGCTATGATTCGTAAAAGCCCGATTTCGATACCATTGAAATATTATGAGAATCGGAATTGCGCGAGTATCGACCAGAGACCAGCATCCAGAAGCGCAGGAAGACGCGCTGAAGGCGGCTGGTTGTGAGCGTGTGTTCACGGACAAGGCCAGTGGCAAGCTAGCTCGCCGGCCAGAGCTCGATAAGGCTCTCCTGATGGCTCGTGAGGGTGACGAAATTGTGGTCACCAAACTCGACCGGTTGGGAAGGTCACTGGAGAACCTCATCGAGCTGGCCAAGGAGCTTGAGTCTCGTGGAATCGGTCTGGTGGTCCTGGATCAGGGCATCGACACGTCCACGCCGGTCGGCCGGATGTTCTTCCACATCCTCGGAGCTGTAGCCGAGTTCGAGCACGCTCTGATGTCGGAACGGACCTCCGAGGGTCTGGCGGCTGCCCGAGCTCGTGGACGAACCGGAGGCCGGAAGCCCAAGATGCGGCCCAAGCAGATCGAGGTTGCTCAGGGGATGTACGACTCCGGCAACTACACGGTCCAGCAGATCGCCGAGGAATTCGGCGTGACGAGACCGACCATCTACAGGCACCTAGACAAGGCAGCCTGAACTAAACCCCAAGAGGCCCTGAGATTTGCTCTCAGGGCCTTTTTTGTTTTGAACTACGAGGAGTAAGCCTATGGCTCTCGGGGATGCCTACGCGACGCTCGACGAGCTGAAGGTTTATCTCAGCATCCTGGACGAGGATGACGAATCCAGCGTTGACCAGTACGACGACCTGAAGCTATCGGACGCTCTCATGACGGCGTCACGAGAGATCGAGGCGTTCTGCGATCGGCAGTTCAACAAGACCGAGACGTCTTCGAGTCGTCTGTACCGTCCCAAGGGATGCAAGGTCGTCACGATCGACGACTTCTATTCTACGGATGACCTGGTCATCGAGACTGACTCTGGTTATTCGGGCGACTTCAATATCACCTGGCAGGCTTCCGGCTACGAGCTGGAGCCGCTAAACGGAATCGTAAGCGGTTCTGCTGGCTGGCCGTACTACCGAATCCGTGCTGTAGGAAGCTACGCCTTCCCTGTAATCAGCGAGCGCGCAAGCCTCCGTGTGACGGCGAAATGGGGCTGGACCGATGTACCCGCTCCGGTGAAGCAAGCGTGTCTGGTCATCGCCAGCGAGATTTTCAAGCTCAAGGACGCGCCGTTCGGTGTCGTTGGCTACGGCGATTACGGCGTTCGAGTGAAGAATTCGCCGGTCGCCATGAGGATGCTGGCTCCGTACCAGCGCAACCCCGTGAAGGTCGGCTGATATGGCCGTCACGACGATCGAAGACATCCTGAAGGCTCTAGAAACGCGCCTGGAGACAATTCCTGGCCTCCGAGCCTCTGACATAGTTCCCGGACAGATAAACCCGCCACAGGCGATCGTAGGCGTTCCTGAAATCACGTCCTACAGAGAGACCATGGGCCGAGGTTATTGGACTATCCGACCGACGGTCACTGTGTTCGTATCTGCTGGCGTCGATCGTGCGGGTCAGCTGAAGCTCGCCAAGTACGCCTCTGTCTCTGGCTCCGAGTCGATTCCGGTCATTCTAGAAAGCGACCAGACCCTTGGCGGTGTCGCGAAAACAGTCGTGGTTGAGAGCTTCCGTCCCCTCGGCTTCGAGGAGTACGGCGAGCTCGGCTACTACGGCGGAGTCTTCACGGTAAAGATCACGGTCTCAGGAAAAGAGTAATTGACCCATGCGTAACCGATACCGCGTGGTCGGCCCGAGGCGAATCGCTGGAGTGAAAAACGGCGGAACGGTGGAGCTCGACTCCGACCGAATCTCTGTAAGCGCTCTGATCGAGGCCGGTCACATCAAGCCCGCTGTGAGCACAGCTAAGGCTCCGGCTAGAAATCGGCCCGATGAAGACGAGGAGGTCTCCGAGTGACGACCACCGTCCTTATCGACGCCTTCTCGTACGTCCACGGCTATGACTTCACGGTAGATACGAACCAGATCACGCTGACCAACGAGGCGGCTGCCCTCGACAGGACCACGTTCCGGTCTGGTGGCTGGACTGAGCTCAAGGGAGGGCTCAAGTCCGTGTCCCTCGGTATGAGCGGCTTCTGGTCGTCCAGCGATACAGCCGGCGAACCTGCCTCCGACCGAGTGTCCTTCGCTGACCTCGGCGTACGGGATCGAGTCTTCACGATCGGTGCATCGGAGACCGAAGGCTTCCCGTGCTTCATGTTCAAGGCCGGTCACTTCAACTACCAGGCGTTCGGGACTGTAGGAGAGCTCGCTCCCTTCTCGCTGACGTCCAACGGAACCGGCAGTACCGGCGTTGTGCGCGGCCAGCTCGCCGCAGCTATGCAGTCGGCCACTGCTACCGGAGCTCTCGGCTCTGGTGTCGAGCTCGGCACGGTGGCTGCTGGCAAGTCCCTGTACGGCACTGTCCACGTCTTCGATGTCGGTACCTCGGTAGAGGTCGAGCTGTACTCGGCGACGGACGACACGTTCGGGACCAAGACGCTGCGCGCTACCACGGGATCTGTAACGGCTCCTGGCGGCTACTGGCTCACGCCGGTCGCAGGCCCGATCACCCACGAGTTCTACCGGTTCGAGGTCAAGGCGATTACTGGCACCGCTCAAATCGGCGGAGCTATCGGAATCGGCTAACAACCGAAGTCATCTAAGTCTCAGGGCCTACAGGCCCTTTTTTCATGCCTGGAGGCATTAATGAGCGTGCTCGCTCTGATCAATGAGTATGTCGAGCTCAACTCCGTGGACATGTCGGACCACGTCAAGTCCGCGACTCTGGCCCTTGAGGCTGCGCAGCTTGACCCGACCGCGATGGGTGATTCCTGGACCAAGGCTCACGGTGGCCTGAAGTCCGGAACGCTGACCATCGAATTCCTGGACGACTTCGACGCTTCCGAAGTGGACGCAACCCTGTGGTCGATTTTCGGGACTGTCGTGACCTTCGAGGTTCGTCCCGACGCTGGCTCTGTTGGCACCTCGAATCCCAGCTACACGGGCTCCGTCCTGATCACCTCGCACAGCGTCGGCGGTTCTCTCGGTGAGCTCGCGATGAAGTCGCTGAGCCTGCCTACTTCCGGCACCGTTTCTCGGGCCACGAGCTAATGGCTACGGCCAGGGCGGAAATTCGGGAGCTCATCAAGGATATGCAGAAGATCCCTCCGGATCTCCGCAAGCAGCTCCGTCCGGCGCTGAAAAAGGGCGCTGAGCCGATCCTGGCCCAAGCCAAGGCGAATGCTTCCTGGTCTACCAGGATACCGAAGGCTACCCGTATCGCCACGACGTTCACGAAGAAGCGTGCTGGAGTCGCTATCCGGACTTCCGCGAAGAAGGCTCCACACGCTCGACCGCACGAAAACCTCGGCAAGCCTGGCTCGTTCAGGCATCCCGTCTATGCGCTTCCTCGCAAACGGGAGATGGTATTCGGCCGAGAAATCCCCGGAGCGTTCCGAGACACACGCTGGGTCAACCAGAAGGCTCGGCCGTTCCTGTTCCCCGCTGTAGAGGCGAAGGGCGATGCAGTCGTAGACGAGCTCGGAAAGACCGTCATGAATATCGCCCGAGAAAATGGTTGGAAGGGTTGATCATGGCTAAGGTTTCCCGCCGTGACCGTCTTCGGTCGCGACCTCGGCCTTCTGTTCCGTACCGGTTTCAGATTGACGATGTCACTGAGCCGGCCAAGGCCCTGATCGAGGCCGAGCTGGCGCTACGCATGGCTCAGGCCCGAGGCGCTGACGCTGCCGAAATTGCTGACCTGCGCAAGAAGCAGGAATCGGCTCAGAAGAAGTTCGATGCCTGTTACGAGGTCATCGAAATCACGGCAATGAAGCCTTCTGACTTCGAGGCGCTGATTGCCGAGCATCCGGCTCGTGAAGGTACGGATGACAGCTCGTGGAATGACGACACGTTCCCGCGCGCCTGCTTCCTGGCTTGCGCTCCTGATGATCTGTCGGCTGATGAGTGGGACGAGTTCCTGTCTGAGAACTGCTCGGATGGAGAAATCGGCCAGCTTTATCAGATGGCTCTCGTGATCAACGTACGTGCGCCGGAGAAGAGCGTCCCAAAAGGTTTGATGCGGACCCAGGACTAGAGCTCGAAGTAGCGGTATCTGCTCACTACCGGATACCGCACTCCGAGTTTCTCTCTTGGGACGCTGACGACCGAGACAAGGCCATCTGGGCTTTTATCCGCGACAAGGAAAGGTGTCCTGGTTGTGGCACTCGCGCCGCTGAATGGGATCCCGAGCTTGGCGGAAATCCGCAGGCATACAAGGCCGAGGTCGTCTCCTGTACTGGCTGCGAACAGATCCACACGCTGTCTAAGGGTCTTGGTGACACACATCGGCACATAGCCCTTCGAGCGAATTAACCGGAGGAGCTACGTGAATCGCGACCTCAACGTCAATATCGATGGCGATCCGAAGGGCCTAGGAAAGGCCGTTGATCAGGCCACGAAGAAGCTCCTCAAGTTCGAGAAGGAGCTAGACAAGCTCGACGCTCGCCGTGAGAAGTCATCCAAGAGGATGAAGGACTCCAGCTCGGACGTGGCAAAAACGGCCCTGGCCATGGGTGGAGCGGCTGCTACAGCGACAAACGCCTTCGTTGGTATGGCGACAAAGATTTCCGACACCGGTCCTGCTGCGCTGGCTCTGCTCGGAGTTGCCATTGGCGCTATTCCCGTAGCAGCTACGGCA